TTTTCTTCCATGTGTTTTTTTATTTTCCTAAAAAGTCGTTTAATTTTTTCATTAAGTCAACTGACTTCTCAACATAATCGTCTTTTTGTTTATATTTTTTTTCTTCTTCAAGATTTTCTTCATACTTGTCTCTATCGTCAGCATTTGTAAACAAATACGCTCCCGGTGTTGATGGTGATGATACTAAGTCAAAACAAATTAATTCAAAATCATCTTGAACTTCATTCCTTTCACCAACTTTTTTAAGTGAACCAACCCCACGAGAAGAAATACCTAAAGTAACCCCTTGTCTCATTAAGTTTGCTGCTTGGTCTCCTTTAGTTGAAACAATTCCTCTTTCATGAAATCCCGGGGAAGTTAATAATTTAAGTTTTCCCATTAATATGTTTCTGTCCCACCATACGTCAGTAATGATATGAGATACTCGGTCTAAATCAATTAAAGATGATTCGGGGTGATTTAACTCTGATGTTGATAACCCTTTTTCGATTGCAATTTTATAATTGTCGGCCTCTCTTTTTAATATCCTTTCAGGATATGTTCTACCGTTTCTATTAGGTGTGTCATATTTTTGTAAAACAGCATAAAATTCAAATGGGTTTCTATAATCCATTTCTTTGGCCTCTTTTAAAACTTTTTCATTATGTTTGTCTTTTGGTGAAACCCAACCTGCGTCTGCCTCAACTAATATACCGTGTCCGGTTTCGGTTGCCTCTAATATTCTTAATTGTTTCATTAATTCTTTTTAAGATAAATATATCAATTATGATACTTTACAAGATAACCTCTTTTTTTGTGGTTGAAAATTCAAAATATTTGTTTGTTGTGATGTTATTATCATAGATAGATTGAACTATATTTTTTACGGAGTCTTTAATTTCTATGGATTTAAAATCTAATTCATTTGTTGTGTATAGATTTATTTCTAAATTAAAGAATGATTTTTTACCATGAGATATTCCACTGGTCCTTAAATCTAAATCCACAATACTTTTATTTTGGAATAAATTAGTGTTAATGGAATTATAAACAGAATGTTTAATTTCTCGACTTAAATTGGAAACAACTCGATTCCAATTATCGTATTCTTCTTTTGGGGTCACCCATGATTGAATGTTTATGTAAACTGATTTTAAGTTTTTTGAATCTACGGTACCATAGACCGATTTAATTGGATTGTATAAATTTAATTTTACACTTTTTCCTTTTTTCATTAATGTTTTTCATTATAAATGTTTATTGGTTATAATAAAAATATAATTGAAATTATTGTGTATGTCAAAAAAAAAAGTGTTTTTACCGTTTGAATAGCAAAAACACTTATTGAATTATAATGTAATATGTTAAATTAAATAGATTCTTCTAAATTTTTAAGTTTTAAAAAATTCATTTGGTCAAACTTTTCATCTTTCAATCTATCGATAGTTTCAGAAATTTTTGTTTTTATTTCAGACTCTTGTTCAGTATCTAAAATCCCTTTAAGTTTTGTGATTGTATTCTCACGTAAAGTCTCAAATTTAGTTTCAAGAGTTTTAGTGTCTTCAGATATTAATTGAAAAAATTCTTTTTTTGAGTTTTCATCTAAATTTTCAATATATCCTCTTAATGTTTGGTTGGCAATACTAACCATCGATTTAATTGGAATATTAATTGATTCTTTAACCGTTTGTTTTTTAGTAGTTAAAACTTTAATTATGTTCTTCTTAGCATTTACTCTTTCAAGTAAATTTAATTTGTTTGAATACGCCAATACATCTAAATCAGAATAATTATTTTTAATTGTTTCTGATAGACTTTTTGGTGATTTTATTGTTGGTAAAATTTTATGTAATAAACTAATCCCTTCTTCTAAAAATTCTTTAGCATCCTGTTCAGATAAACCTTGAGGCGTACTTAATTGGTCATATAAAGCATAAGCCTTTGACATAGATTTATTGTTCAGAACATTATGTTTGAACTCTCTTAAAGATTTTTTGAAATCTTTCTCGTCACTATATGACTCAAGTAGATTTTTTTCGATTATGGATTTTAGGTTTCCGAAGGTCATTACGCTTAATTTTATTAAATAAATATTAGGAATTTAGTAACTTATCCAATTCTTTTGAAATTTCTCCTAAAGAATCTTGACCATGGCCTAAATTAATCATTTGAGCACCATCAATTAGGTTATTTTCAACTAACATATTTAAGTTATTCATTCGTGATTCCGGAGTTATTTCAGCCTCACCTCCCGCCGGTGGTGGTGCAACAGTTTCCTCACCCGCTATCGGTAATTCTTCTCCTCCACCTAAATCAGCGGTTTCAAATCCACCTCCACCAAATGATGTCTCCGGTTCTGATGTTTCAGATGATACTGCCGCGGTAGAACCTGATGTATTACCATAAAGTTTATCGATATTATCGAATAATCCTGTTTTAGTTATAACAGTTGCAGTTGCTTTAAGTTCTTCACCAACAGCTCTTTCAATTCTTTGTTGTTGTAAATCCAAACGAACTTCTTCATCTGACCATCCAAATATGTGTTTTTTAGCCCAAGTAGATGATGTCGCTTGAATACCATTTCCAGGGTCTGATACTAAATCTTTGTATAATAAAACTTTTTCTTTCCAAACATCAATTTTTAATAAATCGGCTTGTGTTGAAGGATTTGATAATCCTAATGTGAAATTATCTAACTCATCTTCAAATCCAAGTAAAAATAAATGTACAATTGCGATTTTATTTAATTCGGCAATCATACTTTTTTGGATTCGGTTAATCGTTCTTGCGAAACGAATATCTTGTAATGATAAATTTTTACCGTCACCAACTACTTCTTCAAAACCTAAAAACGCTTTAGGTACACGAAGTGCTGTTAATAATTTCTTTTGAATGTATTCAATATCCGCAATTTCCGAAAGGTTTGTTGCTCCCGGCAATGTAGTAATTGGGTCCGGAGCGGATGGGTCTCTAACAGGAATAAAATAATCTTGGTCAACGGCCATTTGGTTAAACCTCATATCAACATTACCTGTTTTATTATCTACAACTTGTTCTCTTTTAAATTTGTTTGCGACACGTTGTACGTAAGCCTCAACATCATCATCGTTCATATTACCCACGAATACTTTGAACATTCTTCTTTCAGGTGCTCTTGATGTACGATAAATCAACATTGCATCCTCAGATAATAATAATTGTTTCCAAATACGTCTTGCTTTTTCTAACATAGACGTACCATAAGGAAGTTTTCGGTCATCTCCTAATAATCTAAAGTGACCAATCTCCCATGATTGGAATTCCATATTTTTATTCTTCCAAGTAAAATGAAGTGATTTTTTATCCTTGTCCATTTCCTTAGTAATATCTGTAGAGATTTTTGCACTAACACCTACCTCATGACGTTCAATCTCAATAGTAGGTAATTGTTGTACGCCAACAATACCCTTTTCAGGGTCCAATTTTAAATAAATAAAGTTATCACCATACTTACAAGTGTTTCTTGTCCACATAGGTAAGTTAGTGTTAATATCAAGTGAGTTGTTAAATAAATCCGCTAGTACCCCTTTTATTCTTTTTGATTCAGAATAAATTTGTAAAATAAAACCATCTTCATTTGTTGTTGTCGATTCTTCTGCGTAGATATCTAACGCAGCTGAAATCTCAGGAGTATACTCCATTGACTCGTAATCATATTGTGCAGATAATCTTGATGGTTCGTAATATATTGCTTGTGAATATAAATTATTCTCAACTTTCGCCCATTGGTTTGTTAAGTAAAAGGTTTGTTGTGCCTGTAACTTCTCTTTTTCGTATTCTTCCTTACTTTTGGTACGTAATAATTCCTTCTTATCAAACTTAAATGTTGGATAATCTTGGTTTAATAGAGAATTTGGTCCAAATGTTTGGGACAATCTCTGCCATACCGTCATATTATTTTGTTGTTCACTCATGATATAAATTTACTTGTTTCCTCAGTAAAATAAATAGTATTACCCACCAAATAACCACCCATACTTTTGGTAATCTTCTCTAGTCGCCCCTTGGTTTATTGGATGTTGTCTACCCATTTGAGGTACCATTGGATTAAAAAACTCAGATGAGTTTTTATTTTCATTTACCGCAGTAGACCAAGAATTTAACATTGCTCTAGTATGGTTGGTAACTTTTTCTAATGATTGGAATGATTTTTCTGCAACATATATTGCCATTGCAATACTCATAATACAGTCGTCATGATGCATCTTTTGATGGTCAGGTCGTCCATTAATATAAACAAATGTGTTCATTTCATTATAAAGGCGGCTTGAGTAAATTCTAAATTTATGTCTCATAGCCTCTTCGAACGCCGCAATAATTTGAACTCTTTTTGAATTAAAATTAATTCCCGGAATTTTTTCATTTATTTTTGGGTCATATTTCCACTTATTGGTTGTGTCAACACCATCAACATATAAACCACCTTGATAGTTCATTTCTTGTAATTTTCTGGCTGTTGAAACCCCCATACCACCAGTGATATCCACAACACAATAAGCATTATACATAGTACCCCACTTATATGCAATCTCCGCTAAAATGTCCGGAGGGACTTTTCCAACATATTCTAACACCTGTTCTCTAGTATCAAAATCAATAATCTCAACACTTGAAAAATCTTCGGAATCCCCACGAGATACATCACAACCCATAACATACTTATGTCCGTTAACCGGTTCTTTAAAAATCCAAAGACCTCCACCCATCATTTTGGCCATTGGTTCTTTAACTTGGTTTTTGGCAATATCTTGCATTAAATCAGAGTCAAATACGTTATCTCCGGAACCTAAGAAGTTACATTCTAACTCCTGAGCAACTTTACGTCTATCGTATTTTAATTTTTTAACCATCCCTTCAAACCAAGCAGAACATGGTTTATAACCTTGTTCGATATAGTTTGTTACAATACTATGGTCTCTTTCAAATGGATTTGCCATTGATAGGTCAATTATGACATCATCAAGGTTATATTCTTCTCGATTTAATAAAAAGTGAACTAAATCATGAGTTTTAACCATATATAAATCTTTTGTATATCGAGGGTCACGGTACCAAAACATTTCAGAAATTTTGAAGTCATTCATATTTCTAAGTGACTGGTCATAAATTTCATAATAAATTGCGTCATAACCATTTGGTGTGGAAACTACAATTACTTTACCCCCCGTAGATAGGGATGCCATACACGCTGACCAAAAATCTCCGTCAGCCTCGATAAACGCCGCCTCATCAAAGATAAGAATGGTTGGGGTATAACCCCTCAATGCATCTCGAGAAGTTGCAACTGCCTTTACCTCACACCCATTTGTTAGTTTAAAATGTCGTTGTGCATTTTTTTCATTCGAAAAACCGACACCGACCCAACTAGGCCATTGTTCGGTAAAACTTCTAATCTTATTTGCCATCTCCATTGACGTATCTAATTTATTGGCAATGATTAGAATTTTTTCAGGCTTAGTTTTTTTTGCAAATACAAGTTTTTTAGACGCCCAAGCGGCAGTCACAGTAGATACACCTGCTTGTCTGTACTTAAGGGCAATATTCTCATTGTATTTGTCGTAATCCTCAATCAAGGATACTTGGTCGGGGAATAAATCTAACGGTACGTATTTTGATACCGTATTATCGTATGTCTGTAAATAAGTACGAAGTGCGTAGGGTGTATTCCTCATGCACTTCGTTATCTCAATTATTAATTGTTCTTTATTATTCAAAAGTCATTTTTGGTTATTTAGGTCTCGATATACCTAAACTACCCAAGAAATCATCTAATCCATCGTCTTCGTCTTCATCAGAATCAATCCCTTCTTCTTCTTTGTAATCTTCAAACTCTTCTTTCATTTTGATAGCCTCTCTCATTATTTCATCAAATTTCGAGGTTGCTTTCGCTACTTTTGAAGAATCTTCAGAGATTGCGTTTCCGATAATTTCTAAAAACTCTTGGGCTTCAATTTGGTATAACAAAGTATGAAACCAGTTTATTAAACCTTTGTTCTCAGGTTCGTACATTTTATCAGGTAATGCAAACCTTATTCTTTCCACGATTTCCGGACCTATTCTCAACTGCATTGGTTCATTGCTTAATGTATCGGTTTGTCCCATAACTCGTTGAGCCATCTCAGGGTCTTTAGGTAATCCGTGTCTACCTTTTGCCTCTTCTAATCCTTTGATTATTTCATGACATAAAATTGGGAAAATTAAACCAAACGCTTTAATTACTGTGTCCGGAGTTTCTTCTCCTTCTTCTCCTTCTTCACCCTCTTCGTCATTATCATCTAATTCAACTTTTCCCGCAATTCCTTGACCTGTTTGACTCATCATTTCAATCATTTGTTCCATACTAAAGTATAAGAAATCATTAATTGCCATAATACCTAAATAATCATTATAAAGAGATGGGTCAATTTCATCAAGTCTTGCTTTAATATCAGGTTTTTGAAAAATATAATGACCTTTTTTCGCAGCACCCTGAATAATTGCATTAATTATGTTTCTTTTATGTTTTTCTAATTCAAAAATTTCGTCCTCAGTTAAATCCTCAATATCAAAAGATGGAATTTCCATTTCTTCTTTCTCATCTTCTTCCTCTTCATCATCCTCTTCTTCAGGTTTCATTCTAAAGTTAGACGTATCAATCGGTTCTCTATTTAAATAAGCTTCAATCTTATACCAATCAACAGGTACTTCAGATTCCTCTAATGCCGCCTCAATGGCTAATTCTTCAAGTTCATCTCTATGCGCCGCCTCAATTCTCATAATGTTAGGTAATTTTCTCATCATCTCTTGGTATATCATACCTTGAGTTTGTTGAGAACTTAAATTTTGAATACCTGTAACATCACTTAATTTCTCAGCAACTTTTTGAAATCGATTACTAACTAATCTTTGAACGTCACCCTCTTTCTTTTTCATTGCGGGATTCTGAGCATATAAACTTTCAGGACTTGCAAGTTTTCTTTCCAAATTTGGGTCCATTCTTTCAGGTCTATTCCCGTAATCTAATTGTTCTTTAATTTTCTTTGCCATTATTATTTTTCTAAGATTTGCATGATTACATCCATAATTTTATCTTTAGCTTCTTCCGGTGAAGGTTTTTTAGCCTTTGGTGCCGGATTAGTTCCCGGATTTGGGTTCTTACCAGGATGACTTGGTCTTGTGCCTGGCTTTGTTGTCGGTTTTGTTCTTGTCGGTGCGGTCTCAGTACCTGCCTCGTTTAAATAATTCATAAGCTCCTTTTTAGTTATTTTTGGTGGT